AGAATCAACTATAAGTACGCAGAAGATCGCATAATCGCTGATTTTCATGACTATATAGATTATACGTATAATCAGCATTATCAGACCCAAAACAATATCCAGTGCTTTGATGCTTGGATTGCCTTGGACGATGCTACTCCCACTTTCCGTAATACTGCTATGAAGTATCTCTGGCGTTATGGAAAGAAGAATGGAAATAGCAAAGAAGATTTGCTGAAAGTATTACATTACACAATTATGTGTTTGTATAACGATCACTATAAGGATGGTATTTAATGGAAATTAAAATTGATGTTGACTTACTAAGAAGTCGTAAACTGTTTATCGCCACCCCAATGTATGGCGGACAGTGCGCTGGTATGTTTGCCAAGTCAACTGCTGACTTGGCTGCTATTTTCGCGAAGTATGATATCCCCATTCAGATGTATTTTCTCTTCAACGAGTCTTTGATTACTCGTGCTAGAAATTATTGCTGTGACGAGTTCATGCGTTCCGACGCAGAGCATATGTTGTTTATCGATTCTGATATCGGTTACAACCCACAGGACGTTGTAGCTATGATGGCTCTTCAGGCTCAGGAAGAAGATAAGTACGAAATTATTGGCGGACCTTATCCTAAGAAGTGCATTAGCTGGGAAAAGATCAAGGCTGCTGTCGACAAGGGTGTTGCTGATGACGATGCCAATGTTCTTGAAAAGTTTGTTGGTGATTTCGTATTTAATCCGAAGGGCGGTCAGCAGAGCATTGCTATCAGTGAGCCATGTGAAGTTCTTGAAATTGGAACTGGCTTTATGATGATTACTAAGAAGGCGATGAAAAAGTTTGCCGATAAGTATCCGGAATATCTATATCGCCCTGATCATGTTCGCACTGAACACTTCGATGGTTCGCGTGAAATTATGATGTACTTCCAGGCAGAAGTTGATCCAGTTTCGAAGCGTTATCTTTCTGAAGATTATTGGTTCTGCCAGAAGGCTCAGGCTGCTGACATTCGTACTTGGTTCTGTCCTTGGATGAAGCTTCAGCATGTTGGTAGTTATATCTTTGGTGGTTCTCTTGCAGACCTTGCTTCTATTGGGGCATCGGCTACAGCGGATCCGAGTAAGCTTGGTGGTAAGAAGAAGAAGTGAGGTGTTAATATGAGATACGTTGTTTATGTTAATAATAACGAATATGAAGCAAATCTAAAGGAAATCAAAAAGCAGATGAAGGATTTCCTTGAGGTAGGTGATAAGGTGATCTATATTCGTACGAATTTAGAAACTCATATCACAGTTCTTTCTACTGATTGAAAGGTAATACATTATGTTGATACAGTTGACGCATCCAGAACCTAACTATGAGTTTTGGATTAAGAGTACTGAAATCGTTGTTATGGAAAGATATAATAGACCACAGTCTGCGATTCTAACCATGAATGATGATAGGCCAAATGTGACTGCGTTGGTTATGAAGAATGGCAAGATTATGTCTTGCAAGGAAACGCCTTCGCAAATTATTAATATTATGAATGGAGCTCAATGATGAAAATCGATACGAATACAATAAATGTTCTTAAGAACTTTGCAAAGATTAATCCTTCCATCCTTATTCAGGAAGGTAATACTTTGAAGACCATCTCAACTTCAAAGACAATCATGGCAAAGGCGAAGGTTAATACTGAGTTCGGTAAGCGTTTTGCTATCTATAACCTTGATCGGTTTATTTCAACTCTAAGCCTCTTTAATGATCCTGAGTTGAAGTTGACTGATAATTGCGTTGATATTCTTGGCGATAATGCAAGAATTTGTTATATGTACGCCGACGAAAACACTATTACTAAGGCTCCGGATAAGGAAATTAATCTTCCTTCAATCGATGTTTCTTTCAAGCTCACTGATGCTAGTTTGAAGGAAGTTCAAAGAGCTCTTGGCGTTCTTGGTCTTCCTGAAATTGTTGTTTCTGGCGATGGAAGTAAAATTTATCTTCAGGCAGCTGATTCTAAGAATCCTTCTGGTGATCTTTATTCTATCGAAATTGGCGAAACGAATAAGACCTTCAAGGCTATCTTCAAGTCTGAAAATATCAAGATCATTCCTGGCGAATACGAAGTTAACATTAGCTCTCGTGGTATTTCTCATTTCAGCGGGAAGGAAGCGGAGTACTGGATTGCGGTTGAGCAATCGTCAAGTTTTAGTTGACTTGTGGCTCGGGAGGGGTTATAATGACTCCTCCCACTTTTATATTATGGAGATATGTGATGCCTTATAGCCCTCGTAATACAAGGATGGTTAAATCATATGCACCTGTTGTTAATGCTTTAACAGAACTCCTAGAAATTGATAAGCCTGAAAGAACCGTAGTTTGGATATTCTGTAAAGAAACTCGTAAGTTTTATAAATCAGATGAATTTTATGTAAAGAAACATCGTCAAGACGAAGACCCAAAAGAATTATACATAAACGATTTTAGACATGTAAATAAAGAAATTTGGGATCAAAAAGTTCGTAATCAAAGAAAAGGTTTAGGTTGGAAAAGTGATTACGAAGTAGAAAATCCGCCTTCAACAATTGAATCTTTTTTTGACGAGGTAAATCATAATGAATGATGAATTTCTCTGGGTCGAAAAGTATCGCCCTAAGACTATTGAAGACACGATCCTTCCTGTCGAATTGAAGGCAACCTTTCAGCAGTTTGTTGATCAAAAGAATATTCCCAATTTGATTTTGTCTGGAACTGCTGGTGTTGGTAAAACGACAGTAGCTCGTGCTATGCTTGAACAGCTTGGTTGTGACTACATCGTAATTAATGGATCTATGAATGGCAATATCGATACCCTGCGTAATGAAATTCTCAGCTTCGCCTCCAGTGTATCTCTCTCTGGAGGTCGTAAGTACGTCATCCTCGACGAAGCAGATTACCTTAACGCCAACTCAACACAACCAGCTCTTCGAAATTTTATGGAAGAGTTCTCGAAGAATTGTGGATTCATTCTCACCTGTAATTTTAAGAATCGAATTATTGAACCTCTCCATTCGCGCTGTTCGGTTATAGACTTCAAGATCAGCAAGAAGGATATGGCAAAGCTCGCTATGCAGTTTATGAAGCGGGTTGCTATCATTCTTGAAACTGAATCTATTGAATACGATAAGGCTGTCGTCGCAGAGGTAATTCAAAAGCATTTCCCTGATTGGAGACGTGTTTTGAACGAGCTTCAGCGGTATTCGGTTACGGGTAAGATTGATTCTGGTATCCTTGCTAATATGCAAGAAACGAGCATCCGCGAACTTATTCCTCTTTTAAAAGATAAGAACTTCACAGAAGCACGTAAGTGGGTAAAGAACAACATTGATACTGATGTTAACTATCTTTACAATCAGTTCTATGATTCTCTTTCGGAATTTTTCAATCCAAAAGATATCCCTGCTCTAGTTACTCTTATTGCAAAGTATCAGTATCAAAACGCATTTGCTGCGAACGCCGAGATTAATTTCTCTGCATTCCTCGCGGAAATTTTGACTGAACATTTGGAGATTAAGTAATGGTCATGTTAGACGTAACTCTTCAGGAAAGAAAAGAAAAGGTAGAGGAAGTTTACGTCAAGCCAAGCTATAATTGGATGTATGAGAACAATATCAACTCTGGTAAACAGTTGATTGATTTTGATAAGAAGCAAGAGTTCGAGTATAATAAGTGGCGTACAAATAGTTCTCTTTCTAACCATAAGGATACTATTCTCCAAGCAAATCATATGAATATGAACCTCCACATATCTGATAAGCTTCAATATCATTATCTGTATTATTCTGTCCGTAAGCAAACTCGTTACGGTAAGAAGAAGACTGATAAGGAAAAGGCGCTCGAGAAAAAACTCGAGCAGGAAGCTAAGATAATCTCTTTAATTCAAGATTATTATAAATATAATATTGTTCGCGCAAAAGAAGCGTACAAGATCCTAACGAAGGATCAGATTGAATTGATTAAACAAAAACAAGAAAAAGGTGGGGTTAAATGAATGATTTACTTGGATCGCTAATAGAGGTAAAGATTGCAGAAGAAGAAGACTTTCTAAAGATTAAAGAAACTCTTACTCGTATCGGTGTTGCCTCTCGTAAAGAAAAGAAACTCTATCAATCTTGCCATATTTTTCATAAGCAAGGAAAGTATTATATTGTTCATTTCAAAGAAATGTTCGCGATCGATGGTAAACCTTCCAACTTTTCAGAAGAAGACAAAGGTCGCAGAAATAAAATAGTCGAGCTTATGGAAGACTGGGGATTGTTAAAGGTTGTTGAACCTGAACTTATTAAGGCTCCTGTTGCTTCTATGAGTCAGATTAAGATTATCAATCATAAAGAAAAGAATGATTGGACTCTTGAGACCAAATATAATATGGGTCGCAAAAAGAAATAAAAGAGGTTTTATATTATGAAGTTCCCGTGGAAAATTGATAAAAAGAGTTTTAGCCCAGCCGACGAAAAACTAGAACAAATAAAACAAATTTTATTTCCCCCTCTAGTTACTCAGCAAGAAATGCAGCAAGATGGAACTCCAATAAAGTTCCATATCGATTATTCTGCAGATTCGAATCTAGATGCAGCTCTAATGGATCTGCAAGAAGGTTACAACGATCCTGCTACTCAAAAAACAATTACTGATGTTATCAAAAGATTGAATAGTGTTCGACGTATGCTAGAAGCGTATGCTGAACTTGATAAGGATGCAAGGTATATCATTGTTGAAAATTTAGAGCAGGATAACGATGTCACCGCAGCAGAAATCTGATATAGACAGTTTCATCGAAGCTCTTGAAGAGATGATAGACGCTCGAGACGATATGTGGGAGGAAGAGAAATACTCCAACCACAGGCAGATGTGGCAGATCAAATCCGAAAGATATGAACCTGCCAGAGAAAAGGTTCGAGTATTCCTTCAGCAAGTCATTGAAAAGATAGTAAAAAATTAACGCTTGACTTCTATTCCTTGATAGGCTATACTGTATGTGTAATAAGGGAGTAGCCAATGACGATGCATCTTCTTCCGGCGTTCTACACTACTACGGTTTCTCGCAAACCTAAGCGTAGCAATAACAAACGCCAAGCTCTAGCTCGAGCCGAGCATGAAGCCTGGATCCAGTCTATGACTGGCGGAAAAAAAGCCGATAAAAAAGTGCTTGACTTTAAATGGAAACAGCGGTATAATGATACTCTAAAGGTTGATCGAAGCGACTACGTATCTGGAGGATTCGGTAACGGTAGTACTTCTAAGCCTGCCGAAAAGGTATACTCTGGCGAACGTAAGCTGCTAGGTATCGCTACGATGCATAAGTCGAATATGGTTCCTGTCTTCGCGAAACAAGATGCCGAAGACATTGCTAAGATGAGGAGAGGTTGATGAAGATTTCTGATAAGCTTAAGAAGATTAACGATTCTTTGTCTGTTAATCTTTACGATAACGGATATATGGTTGAAGTTAACGGTCGCGATTTCGATGACGACTACACTCAGGTCAAGATTGTCTGTATGACTCTTGAACAGATTTCTGAAGTTATCGAAGAAGCTCTCGGAATGGATAAGACCTAATGGATCAGGTACAGATCCAACTTCAGGATACTACGGGTAATTGGCGAACGTACCATATTACTCAAAACAATTCTCAGAGGATTCTCTCTGAGATGAAGCAGCTCTCTTCCAGGTTCCCTGATCAAAGGGTTCGGGCTGTTGATATGGATGGAAGATTGGTCGACATTCTTTGAAAAAAGTTGTTGACTTTCGTAAAAAAGTGAAGTATAATACCTAAATAATGAACCTACAGGAGAAAAGAATGTCTAAGACCGTGCATGTTTTTAAGGCTCTCGTTGAGAAGGGCGAACAGCTTACCGCAAAGCAGATCTCTGCTCGCTACAATATCGCTAATCCACATGACGCTGTTTACCAGCTTCGTATGCAGGGTTATCCGATTTACCTCAATAAGCATACCGATACAAAGGGTCGCGTGACTCATAAGTATCGTCTAGGTACTCCATCACGCAAGATTATCGCCGCAGGATATAAGGCACTTGCGGCTGGCCTCGCTTAAAAGATTCTGAAAAGAATCACAAGGCGGGGCGAAATCCCCGCCTTTTTTTGTGCTTGACTTTTGATTCGTTATGTAGTAATATAATAATATACGCTGTTTGTCATCGTTGGAAATTCGTTGAAACAATCGAAAGGTTGTTTCTTCTTGAGGGGATCGGCGCTCCTGCCAGGGCGTAGATGGCAGTCTCTAAACCATTACGCAATGGTTAGTGATCCCCTGAAGTAGAAACAACTTATTAGGTGTGGTGTTATGGAAAATCCCAGTGTTCCTGGGCAGCGCACAGTCAATGGGTCCTCTGTCCTGCAGGCACGGCCAATACTGAGTTGTAGTTCGAAATAGGAGTCATGACCTGAAATAAGACTACAGAGTAAAGCGAACGGTATGGCAGTCTATCCATATCCATAACATGACATCACTCCTAATGAGTTTGGATCCTTAGCGCAATAGGTTAGAGCAACGGACTTTTAATCCGCAGGTTCTGGGTTCGAGTCCCAGAGGATCCACCAAGCCTCTATAGCTCAAAGGTAGAGCACACGACTGATAATCGTGCGACCAAGGATCGATACCTTGTGGAGGCACCAGGAATAACGGAGTGTAGCACAGCCTGGTAGTGCGCTCGCTTTGGGAGCGAGAGGTCGTAGGTTCGAACCCTACTACTCCGACCAATATGGAAGTGTGGCAGAGTCTGGTTTATTGCACTTGTCTTGAAAACAAGCGTACGTTAGTAGCGTACCGTGGGTTCAAATCCTACCGCTTCCGCCAAAATATCCTCTGTTAGTGTAGCGGTCTAACATATCCGCCTTTCAAGCGCGAAGATCATCGGTTCAAATCCGATACAGAGGACATAAGCGCCTCAGTTGTATAAATAGCAATGTCAATAAGACTGTTTATACAACTGAGGGACTAGCGTGTTTTATACAATTTACAAAATTACAAATAAATTAAATCAAAAATTTTACATTGGAATGCATCAAACAGAAAACATCGATGATGGATATATGGGTTCTGGTAAACGAATAAAAGCAGCCATTAAAAAATATGGTTTTGAAAATTTTAAAAAAGAAATTCTTCATATTTTTGATAATGAAGAAGATATGAAGAATAAAGAAAAAGAGCTTGTCGTTATAAACGAACAAAGTTATAATTTGTGTGAAGGTGGTAAAGGTGGATTTGGATACATAAATTCTCATCTCAAACAAGAAGTATCTTCTCAAAAAAGAGAACGTCAAAAATCTAAACCAAAAAGTTATTATGTAGATTTAGGATTTAAAGCGGCAAAAGTTTCATCTGAAAGATTTAAATTATTCCATAAAACTGGAAGAATAAAACCTGTAGATTGGACAGGTAAAAAACATTCAGAAGAAACAAAACAAAAAATGCGAAAACCAAAAAATGTTGGTTCTAATAATCCAAGTTATGGTACATGTTGGATAACCAACGGTAAGGAAAATAAAAAAATCAATAAACAAGAACTTGACAAATTTATTGAATTAGGTTATTATAAAGGTAGAAATACGGACCGTTAGCTCAGCTGGTAGAGCAGGAGACTCTTAATCTCTTTGTCGTAGGTTCGATCCCTACACGGTTCACCAAAGATAGTGCTTGATTATAAATAGAAAGCACTATACACTAGTAGTGTAACAAAAGAAAAGGAAACAATATGTACAAGCTTATTACCTCATTTGTCGCTCTTGTCGCTGCCTCAGGCGCAACAGCTGCAGATCTCCCTTCAAAGACCAATGCAGTTGCTCCTAAGGCAGTTGTAGCCGATTCTGAAAAGAATGTTTACGGTGGTCTTTCAGGAGGTTTCGTTGTGACCGATGGTCTCAACAAGAACAGCCCATGGGCAGTTGGCCTTGTCGGTGGTTATAACGTTTATCGTTTTGCTGGCGTAACTGTTGCTGGCGAAGCCGATTATGATTATACAAAGGGTGATGTTAATACCTTTACTCTTAATTCAGTTGTTAATTACGATACGGGTTTTGTGACCCCTTACGTTTTTGGTGGTGTTGGTTATCGTAACGAATCACATCGCGATAGAAACGTTTACAATTACGGCGGTGGTTTGAAGTATGCTATTAGCTCTTCAATCGATCTTGATGGTCGTTTCCGTCGTACGGATGATCTTAAGTCTAAGACTACAAACAAGGCTGAAGATCGTGTCTCTCTTGGCGTGAACTACAAGTTCTAATAGAGTAAGTGGATGACTGTTTTAACCACTATAAATAACCAGTCTTCTAATTTGGAGGTTATCATGAATAAGGTTGTTTTGATTTCAATCGGAGCTCTTGCTCTTGCTGGTTGTACAGTTCGCGAACAGCAGCTTGCTACTGCTGGTGTTGCTGGTGCGGTTATTGGCGCAGCTATTGCACAGCCTCAGCCTCGTCCAGTTTATATTGAGGAAGATCCTGTAGTTGTACATCGTAGGTATGCACCACATCGCCCTCGTTGTTATGTGACATGGGAACATTATCGTGGAGCTTATGTCGAACGTAAGGTTTGTGAGTCGTAAAAAAATAGTGGTGGAAACTTTTTCCCACCACCTTTAATAAAGTTATTCAGAATCTTCTTCTGATTCTTCTTCAAAATCTTCTTCTTCGAAATCTTCTTCTGAATCTTCTTCGATTTCGATTTCAGAATCATCTGATTCAAGAGCAGTTAAACGGTCTTCAACTGCAGAAATACGAGCATCAATAGTTTCTAGGAGATTGATTAGGCTTTCAAATACGTCGTCGATCATGGGAATTCTCCATTTTTAGATAGAATAGAATTATCCTATCAGGCGTATTTAGAATATTAAATATTTTTACGAATTTATAAATTTATTGGAGTGTGGCGCAGCGGTAGCGCAGGTGACTGTTAATCACTTGGTCGTAGGTTCGAATCCTACCATTCCAGCCAGTTTGGTCCGTTAGCTCAGTGGAAGAGCAACTCCTTTACACGGAGAAGGTCGGCAGTTCAACCCTGTCACGGACTACCATAACTCCAACGAAGGCTGTGGGTAAAGCCTTGTGTCGAATGACATAGTCAGAGGTTCGAGTCCGTGCGGAGTTTCTAATTTCGGGGATGTAGCTCAACAGGGAGAGCGACTGATTTGTTAAAATGGTGCGATTTATAAATACTCCTGAATAAAGGAGCATAAAATGTGGAAATGTAAACACTGTAATAACGAATTTGATTTTACTCGTACTACTGATAAAGGCAATCACGCTAAACATTGTGAGCACAATCCCAATAGAAAAGCTTCTTACGAGAAGCTTAGTAAATCTAGCGATAGACGATTTGGAGCTTTTAAAAAATTTGCTGTTGTTTGTCAAGCTTCTTATTGTGATAATGAATTTGAGGTTGAAGAAAGAGAAAAATTATTTCCTTCCAAATCTCAATACTTTTGCTCTAGAAGTTGCGCAAACAGTATTGGTGGTAAAGCGAAAGCTGAAAAATATCACTATGATGAAATTGCAAACTATACTACAGTTGCTTGGCGACATCACGAAAGAAAATGTTTGGTGTGTGACGAAATAAATGTTGTTGCAGTTCATCATTTGAATGAGGTTCATTCTGATAACAGACCTGAGAACCTTGTTCCATTATGTCCAACGCATCATCATTATATGCATAGCAAACATAAATATTTGATAGAAGATAAGGTTTTACAATATGTAAAAAATAAATGGGGATAGGGACTGCTTGGGGTGGTCGTCTCACTTGCAATGAGAAGTTCAGGTCGGTTCGAATCCGACTATCTCCACCAAAAAAGTTGTGGGAGCCTGTATAAAACCCTCAACGGTTGGTCGCGTAATAGACTCGCGAGGGGTCACGGTTAACTCCTCACTTATTCGCTGGCATAGCTCAGTTGGTAGAGCAGTTGATTTGTAATCATCAGGTCCGGAGTTCGATTCTTCGTGCCAGCACCAGTTTATCGCGGAGTGGAGAAGTAGAATCTCGTTTGGCTCATACCCAAAAGAACGCTGGTGCAATTCCATGCCTCCGCATCCAATTGATCCTGTACGCATCTGGTGAGGCGACCCCGCTGTCTACGGGGTGAGGAGGGTTCAATTCCCTTCAGGATCGC